CAACGGAGATATTACCTAAAGGAAGTATTGTTGTTTTTCCTAGTTTTCTTTGGCATAGAGTTAAACCAATAACGAAAGGAACGAGATATTCACTTGTCTTATGGCATTTAGGATATCCATTTAAATGAAAAAGTATGAGTAATCCTTTACCCACTATTGTTGTAGATAATTTTTTTAATGATGTGGATAAGATAATAAAGCTGTCAAAAAAATATAAATACCATCCACCTACAAAAGAAGATTATTGGGCGGGGAAAAGAAGTGAGTGTTTACATATAAAAAACTATGATTTATTTGTTGAAATAATTTTAAAAATATTAAGTTATTTTTATCCCAATAAAAAACTAAGGTTTTCCAAGTCGGCCATTTATTTTCATAAGATAAGACCCAAGGATAAAGGTAAAAGTCAATTTCATATTGACGGATATTGTAATATACCCGATAGACACTTAGTACTTGCTGCTGTTATATACTTAAGTAAAGGTAGCATAAAGACAGGAACTACTATATTTAATAAAGATAATAAAAAACAAATTTTAGTAAGCAATGATTTTAATACCATGGTGGGGTACGACACTGTCAAAAAACATGGGCCCACTACCTTAAATATTAAAGAAGAAAGATTAACTTTAAATGTGTTTATTAGTAATGTGGAATTTAGGATGGCCATTTAAATAATGTTTATAAACGAATATTTTAAAACACCTGTATGGATGGAAGAAAAACCTGAGTTTGTTAAATCATTAAACAAAGCTAGTGATAAATATATTAAGGCAGCCAAAAAAATGCCTGAGAGTAAAACATATTTAAAACAATTTGGTGATTTTGGTAGGTCCTGGCATTCAACTCCATTAACGCAGGACAATGATTTTTTAGATTTAAGAAATTACATTGGACAAAAGTCTTGGGAATTTTTAGATCATCATGGCTACGATATGAAACAATATCAAACTATGTTTTCTGAAATGTGGGTACAAGAATTTTCTAAAAAAGGAGGAGGTCATCACTCGGCACACATCCATTGGAATCAACATGTATCAGGATTTTACTTTTTAAAAGTTAATGAAAAAACTTCTTTTCCTATTTTTCACGAACCGAGAACCGGCGCAAGAGCTACCAAATTAAAAATGAAACCAGAATTAAAAGGTGTCTTTCACGGCACAGAACTAGTTAATTTTAGACCGAAACCTGGCACACTAATTATCTTTCCAGGATATCTAGAACACGAGTATGCGGTCGATCACGGCAAAGCACCCTTTAGATTTATACATTGGAACATAACCGCTATCCCTAAAGAGATGGCTAGAAATGTTTAAGAAAGATAAGTATTGTATTATTCGTCAAGCTATTTCAAAAGATTTAGCTGCCTTTGTAGCCAATTACTTTTCAATAAAAAAACAAGTTATGGACACTTGTCGTCAGGCTAGATACATTTCTCCTTATGAAACGTTATTAGGTGAGTATGAGGGCGCCGACGGGCAGATCCCACATACCTATTCAAGTTATTCGGATATCGCGATGGAAACTTTAATGCTGAAGTGTCAACCCCTTATGGAAAAGACCACAGGATTAAAATTAACTCCTGCTTATACTTTTGCCAGAATTTATAAAAATGGGGATGTTCTTAAACGACATAAAGATAGATTTAGTTGTGAGATATCTACGACAATGAATCTTGCAGGAGACCCCTGGGCACTCTATCTTGAGCCTTCTGGTAAAGAAGGACTAAAAGGAATTAAAGTAAACCTTAAACCAGGAGATATGCTAGTCTACAGTGGCTGTGAACTAGAGCATTGGAGAAACAAATTTAAAGGTAAAGAATGCATTCAGGTATTTTTACATTATAATAATCGCAAGACGCCAGGAGCTAAAGAGAACACCTTTGACAAGCGACCTCATTTAGGACTTCCCGCTTGGTTTAAGCGGCAAGGATAGCCTTAAGAGGGGGGCAGTGACTCCACCACATACCTCACTGCTCCCCTCTTAAGGCTATAAAAATAGTCTTTCTTCTCCATATTTCCTATGTTATAGATATCCTAGGATAAAAATATGTTATTTGGAGATTCAACATGGGCTGGGGCCGCATGGGCATCCCAGGCCTTAGAAATTACTTACACTAATGTAACTGTAATAGTTACCAATACCCCTCTTACTTTAGCATTGAATGATGTTACGGTGACTGCGGACGCATCTATAGACGCTACAAATGTTCCTATTAGTTTAACAATAAATGATGTGACTGTAACGGTTACAACTACAGTAAATGTTTCAGGAACTAACTTGAATGTTACAATAAATGATGTTACAGTGACTGCGGATGCAAGCACAGATGCATCCAACACGCCATTGACAGTTACCATAAATGAAGGTACAGGCGCTTATGGGTGGACAGAAGTCGACTCTTCAAATACAACAACATGGATAGAAGTATAAAATGGCCTCAACTTATAGTACAAATTTAGGAATTGAAGAAATTACTACAGGAGAACAATCGGGATCCTGGGGTACAACCAGTAATTATAACTGGGATCTTATAGACAGACTTAGAGGATATAAATCCATTGCTATCTCAGGAACTACTCATACTTTATTAGTACAAGCTAGTTCCCCTGTAGATGGAGCTTCTCATACAGAAGATGGAAATTATCCTGTTATTAAATTTACAGGATCTTCAGGAGATCCTACTGTTACCATTAGTCCAAACGATTCAAATGTTTCTTATATATTTATTAATGGTACAGGTAATACAATTACTTTTACTCAAGGTTCAGGCGGAAATGTTAGTCTTCAAGATGGTAAATCCGCTCAATTTTATTTTGATGGCGCAGGATCAGGAGCAGAAGCTGTTAGAGGATTAGATAATTTAGAAATTGCAACATTAGAATGTACCGGGGCAGCAGCACTTGATGGTAATGTAACTGTCGGTGGAACTTTAGGAGTTACTGGTGCTACGACTTTAAGTACAGCATTAGGAGCAGCTAGTGGAGGAACTGACCAATCTAGTTATACTACTGGTGATTTAGTATATGCTAGTGGAACAACTGCTATTTCTAAATTAGGAATTGGAAGTGCTTTACAAGTGCTTAAAACTAATGCCGGAGCTTCAGCACCTGAGTGGGTTACTGAAACAGATTTATGTCCAGTTGGTTCTATTGTAATGTATGGCGCAGCTTCTGCTCCTACGAACTGGTTGTTATGTGATGGAACCGCAGTCAGTCGATCAACTTATTCAGATTTATTTTCAGCCATCAGCACCACGTATGGAGAGGGAGATGGCTCTTTAACTTTTAATGTTCCCAATTTACAAGGAGTATTTCCTATCGGTTATGATGGAGGATCTAGTTATGCTTTAGCTGCAACAGGTGGAGCGACAACTGACACTCCTACTTTAAGCGGAACCAATGCAGGAACAACTTTAACGTCAGCTCAAATTCCTGCCCACCAACATGGAGGAGTTACAACCGGATGGCCTTCAGGATCATGGACAGGAGGAACCGGCGCTACTGAAACAGCTATCGATGTTTCCGGTGATAGCACTGCAAGCGGCTCCGTTAATTTAAGTTTAGCAAATACAGGTGGTGGAAGTTCTCACACTCACACATGGTCAGGTACTTCATCTGCTGTAGATATCATTCCTCCTTATTTAGTCGTAAACTATATAATTAAATTTTAAGGAGGCATATGCCGTTAGTATCAGTACCTTTTCAACCAGGCATTGACAAGCAACTCACTGAAACAGGAGCTCAAGGAAGATGGATAGATTGTGATAATGTTCGTTTTCGTTATGGTCTTCCAGAAAAAATTGGTGGATGGACTGCAGTTGTAACCAATGCTTTTATTGGTGCCCCTAGAGCTCAACAAACTTTTTCCTCTTTAGATTCAGAACTTTTCGATTTTGTAGCTACTAATAAAAAACAATATATTTATCAAAAAACAGACAACAGTATTAATGATGTAAGTCCTCAACGATATGGGGCTTATGGAAAAACAGCTGCAGCTAAATCTTTAACTTCAGCTTTTACTACGGTCTCTGGTGTTCCCGAAGTAACAGTTCACTGGACTAGTAATGGAGCAGGCGTGGGAGATTTTGTTACCTTTGCTTCAGTAACAGCACCTTCAGGAGCAGGATATGTTGATGCTGATTTTGAAAAAGAATTTGAAATACAAACTGTAGATACTAATAGTTTTACTATTACCATGGCTTCTAATGCTGGTTCATCAGTAAGCACTAATGGATCTGCTACCGCTACAATATCTATTGTAACTGGAGATGCAATCTCCGTGTTAGGATTTGGTTGGGGTGCAGGTTTATGGGGTCAATCTACATGGGGCACTGCAAGACCCACAAC